AAGATAATTGTCCTGCTTAGTCAATCTTACTCTTGAGATACCATTCTCATTACTGTCATCCCAGAAATTATCAACTTTCTTATAAATGCTGAGGGCATTATATTCCAAGCCCATTACTTCCTCAAGGAAAGCCTTCTCTTTATCTGTAAGGACATTAACAAACATACCTGAGGATAGCCTTGGAACCACAAAAGTTCTTGTAGCATTCTCAGCCATGCCTCCAAATAGAACATGTTTAGGATTGGTAATCATACCACCTTCCTTTGGAATATGCCTTACAATCACTCTTTCATTTCTCAAGCAGCTTACAAGGGTGTCATCTTCTACTGACATAGCCTTCCTAACTGGCTTTGAGGGACTTGTTTTTACTTCTTCTTTTGGCACTTCTTGTAGAGGCATCTCCTGCATTGGAGTCTCATCAATATCAAAGTCAGGAGCTGTGTAATCTACTTTCTCTTCCATTTTTTCTTTTGTCATATCTTCTCCTTTTATTAAAAAAAAAATAAGGGAGCAGGAGCAATTCCTACTCCCTTTGTATCATTAGCCCTGTAGTACAGCAGGGATTAGTGACATAGTTCTTGTAGGGTCAAGCACACAGATACCAAGTGTAGCCATTCTGTGAATAACTGCTGAGTCCTCATCAAATGACATATAAGGATTACCCTTTTGTCCAGTGAAAGGATTTCTCAGACCCCACTGATAACCTCTGTATTCATTATCCCCCTTAATCCTACACTTGAAGATATTAGGCTGGTCCATAGTACCAATGTACATGATATCATATCTGTAAGACATAGCCACACCTCCAAGAGGATGAAGGATTTTATTTCTTACTGGGTCATCATAGAACGGGTCTACATCAATCTTAACTCTCACCCCATTAGGTGCCTGATACTCTACAAATTGGAAACCAGCACTTAGTGAGTTCTTGTGTAGTTGAGAGTTAGTCTTCTGGATAACTCCAATAGAGTTATTATCAAGAACAAATTGAGTCCAACCAGAGATTGTCTTCAGCACTTCCTTGTGGAATTGGATAGCACCTCTTTCACCTGTTTTAATTAAGAAGTATCTATCATTAAAGTCCAACTTAGAAGCAGATAGTTCATATAGTGCATCCTCAAGCAACTTCAGTGAGAATGTATTGTAATACATAGTGTTGGCAACTTCCATTTGCTCAAACAGACCAGCACCAGTCTTGATTACATTACCTGACTTACCAAAGTTCATGTACTCACCATTAGCATTTCTGTTAGAAGTACCAAATGCAAGTGCATTATTCTTATACTCAGAGAACTGACACTCTACTTCCCAGTCTACATTGTGCATCCACATTGTAGCCACAGACTTAACAAGCTTGCCTCCCTCAGTTGCCTTAGTAATAGGCACACCTACAGCCAACTTCTTATTAAGCATATTACCTGGGACTTTGTGTTGGATTCTGATTGTAGACCACTCATTTCTCATAGAAACAGGGCTTGTGAATCTTACATCACCAACCTTTCTTGACAGTTCCTTCTCTACAGGAGCAAAATCTATAGAGAATTTCTCACCTGCAAGCAGTCTCTCAGCAGGACATCCTGTAGTGTTACCTCCCATTAGTTCCACCTTGTAGACAGCATTAGTTCCTTCCATTCTTGCATCACCAAGTATTCTGAAAGGATATACTTGATTCAAGTGACCTACAATTACTTCACCATCAGCAAACCAATCCTCTGGGAACACCAAATAGAAAGGTGTAGTGCCTACACCCACATTACCACTACCAGCAGTAACTACAGTTCCATTCTCATCTCTTGCCTCAACAAGAGGAATGTTTCTTCTTGAAGAACCAATTACATCCCAATAATACTCACTGTCATCCTCAAATTCCCTTGAGGGGAATTGATTCAGGAATGTATCAAGGGTCTTTCCTCTATAGTAGGCAAGCAATTGAACCATCAGGTTTGTAGCCTTCTGTGGAGCTAACTGAAAGATAGAACCCAAGTGATTTTCCTTGGTAAGTCCCTTCCAGTGTTGGAAACCCACCATTTGAAATTTACCTAACTTTCCAGCCATTTTCTTAAATTTTAATTTTAGTTATCTTTATAATACCATAGAAATTTATGACTTCTGTGTCCCAAAGTACAATTCCTGCCTCTACAAGCCATAGAGATACTAACATGATTTATTCCTGTCTTCTCTTCAGCTTCTCTTGTACTGTGATACTCAGCTATAATATTTCCTTCCAAATCTTTTTGTATTACTCTTTTATTACTATCAGAATTTATTCTACATTTCTTTTTCATTTCTGTTACAACTTCAGGAGTTAAGTGATATTCTATATCACCTCCAGTTGTTAAATTATATAATGAATACCCATTATCCCTAAAATGAGTAATAAAAATTCTTTCAAGTAAGTTTAGTGAGTCATAATCACAGTAGGCAAGAACTTTGTACTCCCAAACTTCTGGAGTATCCTTATATTTGTTTCTTACATTATTTATGTATCTTCCTCCATAGTAATACCTATTCTTATCTAAAAATTGGGATTTTCTAAGTGATAGGTTTCTTGTTTGTCCGATATATACCTTACCTGTGATTTTGTTCTTCCATAAGTAAATACCTGATTTATACATCTAAATCCCAACCTTTTCCAATGAAAGATTCTGGGTCATCCTCAACTCCACTTACAAACTTCAAATTTCCATCTAATGTTCTTGATGTATTGTTGAGAGTATGTTCTAATTCCCTAAGACCTTTCTTTACTTCTTTTCTCACCTTACCTTTCACCAGACCATCAAGGTTCTTAAAGCCATCAGTCAGTGTGAAAAGCAAGCCTACATTCTTAAGAAACTCAGTTCTGTTCTCCATTTCATATCTCTGTATGGCTGTGAACAGTTCCCCTGTTTCAGGGTCTTTGTAAACAGGCTTGCTGATATTATCAAATACTTTCTGTCTTGTGGCTTTATCTATTTGGATATCCCCAAATACTTTAGTATCCTCAAGGATAGATTTCCTTAATTTTTCAGCCTGCTCTTTTCTTTCCTGAGTTTCTCTTTTCTCCTCTTCTTGAGCTTCCTTAACAAGATTATCATACTCATTTTGGAAGAACTCCTTATTACTTGCTAAAGCCTCTTTAGCATCTTCTATATCAGTACCAGAGTTAAAGGATTTCTGCACTTCTCTTTGTGCTCTTTCCTTACTATAACCTCTGTTAATGAAATCTTGGAAAATGAGTTGCTGTCTCAATTTCTCACCCTTGTCAGTCTCATCAGAGATTGCACTGTCTTGAAGAGAGTTAAGATAGCTGAGTGTATTCTCATATCTTTTTATCTCAGAAGGTTCAATGCCAGCATTCAATGCTGCATCTATTCTCTTCTGTCTCTCATCAAATCTTGCTTGAATCTGTTTCTCAACAGCCTCAGCAAAGT